CTGGTAAGGCGCTGATCGCATCCGGCTTGGCTGTTGAAGTGAAAGACGCAAAGGTTGAGAGCAAGAAGCCCAAGGCGAAGTTCAATGCTGACTGAAGTCACCGAGAAGTACGCATTCGACAGCGACGGCACCATGCGCGTTACACGGTCACAGGACGTTCAGAGCCTGATTGACCAGAACAAGCACGAAGCCGACGCGGCTCCGTCAATGTTTGGTCAGGCCGCCGTCCGCAAGATCGGCAGCATCCCGTTCGTCATCGCCGAGGCTTGGTCGCGTGAGTGCGGCGCAGGTATTGGCACGAAAGAGTTTGCGGTTTACTGTAAGCGCAAATTAATGGACGGCGACTTTGCCGCATTTCGCATCAAGGATCAGTAACAGATGAGTGACGACGCCCGCCTTGAGCGCATTGAGAAGAAGCTGGACCAAGTCGGGGACGCCATCGTGGCATTGGCCCGCATGGAAGAGCGCATGATCACGCTGTTTAAGCGGATGGATGCACTTGACGCAGACCAGAGCAGCCAGAACAGGCGCCTGACACTGGTTGAGAGCCGTGTCGGCAGCAATGGCCAAGCGTTACGCTTCGCAGAGCGGGTATTCTGGATCGTCGTCACGGGCGCAATCGCGTTTGCGTTTAATTACCTGAAAGGCTGAACATGCGGAAATATTCTCAAAGAAGTCTATCAAGTCTCAACGGCATCCATCCCGACCTGCGCCGTGTCATTGACCGCGCACTCCAATCTAGCCCGCTTGATTTCGCTGTGATCGAAGGTCTGCGCACGAAGGCACGCCAAGAGCAATTGGTTGCATCTGGTGCGTCCACGACGATGAACAGCCGCCACCTGACGGGACACGCAGTTGACTTGCTACCGATTGATCCGACCACGGGCAAAGGCGAATTTGCTTGGCCGCTATATGACAAGCTGGGGCCAGCCGTGAAGGCGGCGGCGAAGAAGGAAGGCGTCCCGCTTATCTGGGGCGGCGACTGGACATCATTCAAAGACGGCCCGCATTTTGAACTAGATCGCCGCGTTTACGACGAGGCCAAGTGGACTACGACAGAGAGGCCAGCAGAGGGCCGCTCCAGCGCCACTGAGAGCAACACGGTGCGTGCGTCGGCGGTCACAGTAGCATCTGGCGCAGGAAGCGCTGTAGCGGCCCTGTCAGCGCTTGACAGCGTCGCGCAATACATCGTGCTGGCCTTTGCTGGCGTGATTGTGCTGGCAGGCATCTGGATCATGCGTGAGCGGCTGCGCAAGTGGGCGGATGGTGACCGATGACCCTGCGCCTGCAAATCTACGCGCTGGCCCTGTTTGCATTCGTGTTGGGGATGCTGCGTTGGCGGTCTGCATACGCCGACGCCAAGCTGGCCGAAATGGATCGCAAACAGGCAGAGGTTCGCCTTGATGCCGCGCTGCGTAAAATGGAGAAAGAGCATGAGATCGAAACGCTTGGCGACGTTGGCCTTGGCGAGCGTGCTGCTCGCTGGCTGCGCCCAGACGCCGACAGGTAACTACTGCGACCTTGCCAGCCCGCTGTGGCTCGGCAGCACGCAGACCATTGCCACGCTAATGCAAGCAGATCGCGATCTGCTCGTTGGAATTGTCATCCACAATGAGACGTGGGCCGATAACTGCCAGTGAGCCGACAAGCGACATCAATCGGGCGGTCTGGCGAATATTACGTCTGCTATTTGCTTGAGCGCGTGGGCTGCGAGGCGACCCGATCAGACGGAAGGTTTGATGTCGTCGCCGTTCGGCCGGATGGTCGGATCATCTCAGTCGAAGTCAAAACGTGCTACACGACAAGAGGGGCCAGCGCAGGGTTCCGCATCGGCAAAAGCAGCGCAGACTGGTTCGCGCTCTGCATCGACGGCAAGCACGGGCCGACTGTGCTATTCATGCGCGGCGACGATCCGCTATTTGAGCAGTCTTTTGTCCGCGTCAAAACGGCAGACTTTACGCCTGCCGCTCTAACCGAGACGCTGCGGGAGTTAGCTGTTGGTCATCTCTGACGCGAGCGCGAGGTATCCGATAGCATCCACGAAGTTGTCGTCGTGTTTCTTGTTTGAAGCGGCGCGGGCGTGCTTGAACAGAGACATCATCATTGCGACGTCGTAGGCCGTCAGTGGGCCGCCGTCGCGGTGGATCATCCACCATTCCCACAGGGCTGCGATACTGGAAAAGCTGTCTTCTGCGTCGCCGTGTGTCGCAGCCCGATCCTGTGTGATGCATTTCTCGGCTTGTTGCAAAACATCTTTGCGGTTCATTCTGATTTCTCCTTCTCGTTGTCCCACGGTGTTGCTGGCAGGCTCACTGCAAACTTGCGCGGTTCTGGGTATGATGAAGCAGACTTGCCTCGGATCGTCACTGTTGTCTTTTCGTCTTGCATCGGTCTCTCCTTTTGCTATGACGTTCTGGTGGGGCGCTCAACTGCTTGCAAAAGCGATTGTATGGTCAAAACGTGTCTGCCAAATGCGCTACATCTGAAAAACTCATTTTAACTGCGCCCCACACGATCCATCAGATGTTGAACCCTTGTTGCCGCTTGGCAGATGTAAATTCTTGCAAATCACGCATTGCAACGCGCAACTCGTTGGGGATGCTGGCGCGTGCGCCCGCCCTCCATCGCTCATCTTGCAGTCGGTCTACTTGTCCGCGAAGGTAAGCCAGCACGGCGGCGTCTGCGGGGGTTAGGTCTTCGTCACTCATAGTCTTTCACTCCATGTCTCTCAATGTCGCCTAGCATAGCCTGTAGCATCCACTTGATGTCTTCTTTGTCATCACTCTTGATGCTGACGGGTTCTACAGTGTAGCTATCTGACCTGTAATAGTTCTTATGCACTGCATACCAGACCTGATCGTCAGGCTCCGTGTGCCGCACTAGTTGATAGTGCCAACTCATTCCGTTTCTCCTCTTGCTACGGGGCGCGGGCTGGCGCTGGGCGAGTAGGTGCGGACGCATTGGGCAAACGTTTTGCGGCCTCCGAGGGGTGGGGTGGCTTCTGCTATGGCGACCAGCGCCTCTCCGCACGCCATTTGGCTGGGATATTCAACGCTGTAAACGTTCGATCCGATATGGATCAGCAACATTGTCAACAATGGCGTCATAGGTCTTCCTCCACTTCAAACCAATATTCGATCAGGTTGCGCCGATAGAACCCGTGCTGGATCAGTCCACGGTTGATCAACCCTTGCAGCGCATACTTGACGCTGTAACGCGACGTCGGCAATTCCGACCCGGAGACGGCCTTTGTGATGTCTGTCAGGATCATCCGCGTCGGCGAGATGGATTGCAAGTGAGCGAGGGCCATTTCGCCGAGTGATCGCGTGCCGTCAGCCCGCGCGCCCATGTTAGTCATGGCCTTCTTTGGTGCGCCCTTGAAGTGGCCCTCCGCCTTCGCTTGGCGCTGCATCGCACGCCCGATCAAACTTTCGTGTTTCGTGGCCAGCGATCTGTCGAGGTTGAATGCGTTAATCATTTGTTGTCCTCGGCGATCACGTCGCGCAACAGCACCCCGATCCACTCAGCGATGGTCAAGCCTTCGGGCGCCGTTTTGTAAATCCAATCTGCTTCATCGAACGTAATGTTTGTCAGGATTTCCATTATGCTGCCGGTGTTGCGATTGTAGCGTTTGCGCAGGATGCGGTAGCGGCCTTCTTGCGTGTTGATGCTTCCCGTGCGCTCTGAGTGGGGCTTCAGCTTGCCGTCTCGCATGAGGTACGTCATGCGGCTGGCAACGGCTGGAGGGTTCATGCCTACGCTGGCCGCGATCTGCTTGATCGGCAGCCCCGCGTTGGCGAGTGCGATAATTTGCTTGTTTACTGTGTTGGACTTTGCCCCGTACATGCCGTTGGCCATGATTATTCCCCCTCTGAGATAAATGCGTCAATGTCGAGCGCCCACAGGCACATCGTTGCACGCTGCAAGTTTGGCCGCGCGTGGACATCGGCACGCACGATCTGGTTGCGGTTAAACATCGCCATCAGGCGGTCCCGAACTATCGTCCCGCTGGCACCCAGCGCCGTCGTCAGTTCGCCCGTCGTCATGTATAGCGCGGAGCTGAGTTGCTCAATAATCCTGTCGTCGATCAGGGCTGATGTCGCGGGCTTTGGCGCTGTCTTCTCTGGCGCTGGTTGCTGCCCCCCAACGGGGCCGACATCCATTTGGATGACGCGCCACGGTGTCGTCGCACGCAGCGGTTCCGAGTTTTCAATGAGAACCACGTCGTAGGTGTGGCCGACTTCCATGCCGCCACCTGCGTTGCGCATAATATGGCTAGGAACGAACACCTGACTATACGAGCCGTCGTCTTGGCGCAGGGCGAATCCAGTGTCCGTTGGAAGGCGGTTTGTGATCGTGATTGTTGCGGTGGTCATTGGCTTGTTCCTTTGGTTTGATTGATGATTGCGTAGAGTTCGGTCAGGCTGACGTTGTGGACAGCCGCCGACGTGATGGGTCCGAGGGTGGCTGCGTCGGCCGCTGCCTGCTTGAGTGCGTTATCCATGCTGCGCTGCCTCCAAGCGTGCGATCTCGGCCTTGTAGCGGTCAATTCTGGAGCCGTAGTCGGCAAGGTCGGCGCTGACAAATGATGGGCGCACGCCGTGGCCGTATTCTGCAAGCATTCGGGCTGCCATCTTTTCAGTGTGTGAAATTGCTCCCAAAAGGAAGGCAATCTCATCTTGTGCTGATCTGGTTGTCATTGGTTAGTCTCCTGTTTACTGAATTGCGACGAAGAAGAGTGTCGGGATGCCGAAGCAGATGATGCCCAGTGCGAGCAAGCCGAGGCAGTCCAGAAGCGCGTAGCGGATGCGGTATTTCATGTTGGTTTCCTTTGGTTAATTTCATTTCGTAAACCATTAATTACATATACTGAAAAACATGGCAATACATAAAATGACTGTTGACGATATTATTTTGATAGTCTACCAAGTGGCATACAGAAGGAGAACGACAATGAAACCCAAACTGATACAATTCAGCGACGAGCATGGCGCAATCATACAGGCGGCGGCCGACAAGCTCGGCATTACGTTTACGGCCTTTGTCCGCATGGCGGCCCTCAACCAAGCGCGTGACACCTGATGGCTACCAACGGCCGAAACAAAGGCGCCGCGTTCGAGCGTGACATCGCCAAGATGTTGCACGACGAACTGGGCATTTCATTCAAGCGCGACTTGGAGCAATACCGCGAGGGTGGTCACGGCGACCTGATCCCATCCGATCCTGAATTTCCGTTCACATTGGAATTGAAACGGTACGCTGGCGGACCCATCGGCGGGCAGAAGTCTTGGTGGGTGCAAACTTGCGTTGCAGCAAGGCGCGAAGGCAAATACCCTGCGCTGATCTATCGTTATGACCGCCAGCCGATCCGCTGCGTCGTGCCGATGTCACCGTTTCGCTGGGAAGACGACGGATATGTTGTCGAGATGGAATTCGACGCATTCTGCTACTTAGTAAGGGAGACAATGGCATGGTAATGTTCACAGCGGAACAGATGTCCAACACGGAATACCACGCAACAGACGCGATCTCGTCGTCGGCGGTGAAGACTGTCCACGGCAAGTCGCTGGCGCACTGGAAGGCACGCAGCAACTTCACGGCGACCACTGCGATGGCCATTGGCACCTGCGTCCACGACATGTGCCTCGAAGACGGCCAAGGCGTCATGCGCGGACCCGCAGATCGACGGGGCAACGCATGGAAGGACGCATTCGCCGACGCGGAGGCTGGCGGCAAACTGCTGCTGACTGCTGGCGACTATGACCTCGCACGCAACGTAGCGGACAGCGTGCTGTTTCACCCGGTCGGCCAGATCATGGCGGGCGACGACACGGTGAACGAGGCCAGCTTCTTTGCCACCGATCC